ATCACAAGATGAGTTTCAGGACTATCTTGATAGAATTATCAGATGGTCGGCTGAGTTCTTAGACTTTCCTCTACCTGATCCTACCAGACTTCAAGAATTTTAAGACTTACATTATAAGTATTGTGAGCTACCTGCTTGAACGATATTGAGTCTTGATCTAATACACATATAGCAAAGCCATCAGGAGTAAAGTCAGTTTTATCTGGTTGAAATATAAACCTTAAACTACCACCTAAAGTTTTCTGCATAAATTGAGTAAAGAAACTTGTGTCTTGTGTAAAGACAAAATCAAGACCATCCTCTGTTGATCCACTATCAAATTGATTGTAAGTATGAGGAAGTATATTTAACTCTCCTAAAATATCATTGTCTAATGTTTCAATATCAGCCATTAAATCTGACGATGCTATGTAAGAAAATTTTAAATCCCATCTTCTCCTACCTGCTCTTCTTTTTTGTATTTTTCTTGGTGTATCTAAATAAGTACCCCATGCCTCAGCATCTCCCCAAGTAGGTGGTTGAGTATAGTTGTAGTTTGTTAAAAGCGCACCACCTTTAGTAAACTGCTTAGTTGATCCACCATATTCTCTTGTAAGAGTTAAGTCTAAGTCAGGTGAGTGAGGCATATCATAATAATATCCTGCAGTTAATGCACCCAATTTTAATTGATTGGTTGAATCAAATCTAAAATTAAAAAAAGTAGATATTGGTATTGCACTAATTTCATCATTAGATGATTTCAAGTCTACAAATGAAAAGCCATTTGCATTAACAGTATTGGCATTCATATTTATTTTAAATTTATTTTCCATGTTTTGCAAAGCAGAATATTCAGCTTCATTACTCTCTGTATATCCTAAAGAAATAGTTCCACCTTGTATTTGTCCTGTATCTACTTCTTTTAAATTGTGATTAAATATTCCATAATAGTCAAAAGCATAGTCAGTCGCCTTAAAATTAGTTACAGTACCAATATTTAATTCTTTAAAAGCTGTTAAGTCTTCTAAATATTCTTCCTTTATTATATTGGTTTTTGTAGGATTTAAGTAAAATAAGTTAGTAATTTGATCTAAATTTTCATTACTTCCAGTTGTTATAAATATATCTCCATCTGATAATATACCTGTCGTCAAAGCATATTGAAAATAATCTACATAAAATCTTGGCGTACCTACATTTTGATATTTACCCATTAATAACCTCCACTACTTCTAGTTGTCTGTCGCGACACATTTCTTGCTACACTTTCTCTCTTAACTGATTTTGCACCTTTTACTAACTTAGGTATATTATTTTTTTGTCTTAATACTTTTTTACCAAATCTATTTCCGCCTATATAACTTTCCCATTCTGAACCTGAATCATATGTGCCTAAAGTCATAGACCAAAAACCTAAATTATTATTTACAGGAATTACATTAATTTTAACTCCTTCACTAGTAGAAGCAATACATTGTGTTATTCTCAAAGAGCCATTATAAGTAAATAATATTTCAGGCAGAACTAATAATTCTAAACTATATATTAACATCTTTCCATCTGCTAATATTACATTAAAGTTGTCAGGAAGTTTGCTTACTACATTTATTTTACCCATAAAGTGTATTTGAAGACCAACAACTTCTGTATTTTCTTCTAAAACTACCTCACCATTTCCATATAACAAATTCATATTTATCCTAATATTATATTAACTAAAGTTACCACATCTAATACATCAATATTACCGTCTTGATTAATATCTGCTTGAAAAAACTCTTCATCTGTAGGTTGCTTTACTCCTAAAGCAAAACTAACTACATTTACTATATCTACAACATCTATATTGCCATCGCCATTTACATCACCTGTTGGCAATACAACATTAGATTCCTCTTGTTGTGTTTCTGGCTCTTCAACCGTTCCTAAACTATTAATATCTAGGTTGTGTAGTTGTATTAGTTTTATATCTACTTTTTCTAAATTCTTATTAGTTTCATATACCATAAAGTATGGATATATTTCTTGTCCATTTCTATCTATTGATGTTTGTGTGTAAGTTTCACCAAATATTTTTGTTCCTTGTATTTCTTTGTCTAAAGCGACGACATCACCAACTTCTAACTTAATATACTTAATAGGTAAAGTAAGGCTAATTAAATTCTTTTGATTCATATTCCAAGTAAGTAACCAATTTTGCAACTGTTCTGCTGTATATCTATCTCTAATGTAGTCGCTTTCAAAGTTTAAAGTAGAGTCAGAGTCGTCAGTCGCTAAACCATAATACTGATATATACTAGTATTTACATAGTCTGTTGCCAAAATTTCATCTGTAGAAAATAAATAATTGCCTTGAGCATAGTCAATATTAAATAAAACCTTTACTTTTGTTTTTACATCTTCTAATTTTGTTCTATCATATTTATAGTTAATAATATCTGATTCTTCTATAATTAAGTCTATATCATCTTCTGAATAAATATCTTTGACTACATTCCAACCAAAAGTGCCATCAGCTCGAAATCTTGGAAAAGACTTTGTTGATCTTGAAAAATCTTCTATTAATTTTTTGGAACTTATTAGTTTGCTCTGCGTAAAAGCAAAAGTCCAGTCAGGATGTAATTCTTTTATTGCATTAAATTCATCGTCATTAAACTCACCATCATACTTGCATTCTTCCTCTAATATATGCTTTACTATATCAGCAGGATTTTCTATTGGTGATATAAATATATTTTCCTTGTCAGAATTAATAGATATTTCATATTCATCTAAAATTTCTCCATTTAAATTACCTAATTGTATCGTGAATGTTTCTTCAAAGTTTTCATCTTTAGTTAATCCTTGAAAGTTAAAATCTATAAAGTACATATTGTTTGAAATACTTAAACTAAATCCCCAACTTTTAATATTTACCTCTTTTTCAACATCTCCTAATGAATTATATTGCACAGCTTTTAAAGGAACTATATTAAAAGAGTAAGGCATTTCTGATGTTAAAAGAGGTGAAGCATCATTCATAGCATTCTCAATCACATCTAATATTTCTTCTCCGCTATCAGTAGCATTGATTATTATATTTAATAAATTTTGTACAGGACTAGCAAATTGTCCTTCATTCAATGTATATAGTATAGAGGAAGTTGAGTAAAAATTAAACTCTGACTTTCTACCCCAAACATTTGCATAAAAGTTTTTCTTTAATAAATTATCAATAGTTCCAAAAGCATATAAACGAGATTCGTAAATTCTAATTTTAACTGGTATTTCAATACCAATAAAATTGGATATACTACCTAATTGCCTGATTTTAGGTAATCCTAAACAATATGAATTTGATTCAGCAGGAACTAAATGAGGATTTATACAACTAATAGGATTATTTTCTATGTCATCACTATCATAACTATTATATTCAGATTCACTTGTAGCAAATGTATGAAAATAAGTATTATCACCTGTCGGCAAAACTTGTTCAATACTACCTACTGGAGGTGCTTGTATAAAATTAGTATCAATTTCTGGTTCTAACAATGAACCAAATTTATGTAAAAGTCTGCAAAAATCAGCACCTATAAACGATCTTATAAGAGGTTCAGGAAAAGCAGGATCAACTTTTAACAAAGCACTTCCAAATGACTGTGGTGCATTTGTTGATAATTGAAAAACTGAAATAACTGGCAAAGTTATTTTATCTAAACCTTGTTCATCAAAAACACTTCCAAATTGTCCAGATGTAGTTTCTAAATTTTCTATTTTAGCTATTATTCTTGTCCAAGATGAATTGTCGTTTATTTCAATCTTAACATCAGATGGTAAGGAATCAAAATTAAATTTTAAAAAAGCAGTTGATGATAGTAGGTGAAAGTCAAGATTTGCAAGTTGATCATATTTGCTTATAAATGTTCCTTCAATTTGTACACAAGTATTAGGATTTCCATCATTAATTCTATCAAAATTCAAATTAAAGTCAGGAATAAGTTCTCCATCTTGAACAGTTCCACTTGTAAATTCAAAATTACCATCCGCGCCAATATTTTGTATTTTTCTTTCAATTTTATTTTCTTTGCGATGAACTAATACTCTACCTCTATTAGCTGCAGTATCATTTTTGGCTAATTCTTCTATAGTAATTTCACCATCTTCATTAGGTTCTGGTTGATCGTTAAATAAATTAACAAAACAAAAACCATTATTCGTGGCTAAAGTTGTAAAATTTATATGTCCTGCGTTTAATCCATTATCAAAATCAATTACAGTTCGTGGATATATTCCTACATAAGTATCGTCTGATTCTACATATAAAGACGTTGATCCAATTATATTTCTTCCTACTTGTTCGTTTTCCGAAATAATTTTAGATAATTCTTTTCTATCAGCAAATACATCTCTTACAAACTCATAATTATCTAACTCTCCATCTTCATCTAAGTCATATTCACCTGTAGTTCCAAATGATGTTACACAAGGCGATCTATCAACCTTACCTATAACCATTGGAAAAGGTTTGTTTTTAAATTTAGATGTAAAATCTATTTCGCTAGTTATGCTTTCTGGTATATCTTTATGTACTTTTTGTTCTGAAGCATCTTCTACATTTAAAGTTAGAGTGGTGTCAGTTTGAGATATTCTTCTTACTGTACCTCTATAAATCAACATAGCTCGTGCAAGGTCGTTTATGTTTTGTGTTTTAAAAAAAATTTGCACATCACCATTTATTAAATTTGTATAACTATCACTTAAACGTCTACCTAAATACTTAGCATTAGAAAGTGTAACAGTTACGGATGATGTTTTATATTTACGAGTTTCAACGTCTACCGACTCTTTTATTGAAGATACATTTAACAGTAGTGGATCAAAACTTAATTCTTGTAAATTTAAATTATAAGTAGAAAAGTAATTAACTATGTCGTTGTTTGTTATAATTACTAAAGGCACTACATTGTAAGTATTACTACCTGTAGCTAGGTTAAATTTTTCGTTATTTATCATGACATTCCAAAGTTAGAGCCTTTACGGACTGCTTCTTTTAT